TGGGTATACTGATAGGTCTTGGCCTGGAACTAAGTTAGTTTCATCTACTTCAATCAATAGGTTACCAGATAATACAGCATTATCTACTGCCATACGCATGAAACCATTCATTAGTGTTTGAGTATCGTCCATGTTTTCAGCAATACCAATACCAAAGAATGAGTATGGGTTTAGCTCATATGGTGCAGCCATATAAGGAATACGAGCAGGTTTAAATGGATTCATTACCATTCGTAGTAGCTGTCCGTTACAAATCCAAACATTAGCTTGTAGCTCATCTGTGTCTTGTAGTTCACGAGGAATATCTACACCTTGCTCCATAAGCATCTCTACGTCAACCATTCCCCAGTACTCTAGTACTTCAAAACGTTCAACGCCGTGCTCAGGTGCGTAGTCAGATAGATCATCTTCCCAGTATTCTTTGTCGTAGTTTTCACCTAGACTAATTACTTCATCAATTACAGATGAACGGAAGTAAGGACGCTTCTTTAGTGCACGTAGTTGTGAACGTGACATCTTATGACGTTCAATAACATACTGCGCTTCATCCATGTTATTTGCATCTGGATCAGGATAGAAGTTCCATACAGATACGTGGGATACTTGAGGTACAGTTTTAAAAGTAGGTGAATACTCTCCTGTATCATCTTCCCAATTAGGATACTCTTTATCTACAGCAAATGGACCTTTCATGATACCAGTGCCAAACAAAGCCATTTCAAATGCTGTATTGCGTAGATGCTTAGATGCAGAGGATTCTTCTAATTGGTCTTGAATTTTCTTTTGCATCTTTTTAGCTGCAATCATTGCAGGACTAAACGTAACTGAAGTAGGTGTTGTACCTGCACCAGCTTGCACACCGTTAATAGGTTCTAGTTTTTTGTCTAGTTCAGGATTAAGAAGTTCTTGTAGTGTCTTAGATGTTGCTCCTGCAGGAAACTCTTTACCATCACCTTTAAATCCATACGGAGATACAGGCTCTGCTTTTTTATCTTCACGTAGTTCTTCAGGTAGTGCAGGGTCAAAAGATACATCTTCAACAATACCATCTGGCAATTCAGTAGGATCAATACTAATAGGAAAAGCATTCTTAGAAAAAAGAACATCAGCAATCTGTCCGTAAGCTGCAAGTGTTTTAGTCTTAGTTACTTTAATAAAGACACGAGACTTCTCAGCTTCAGTAAACTGAACTTCTGGCCCATAGATACCACGATAGTTACGATATGCTCGTAGCCAACGTTCTTCATCTTGACGACGATAATCTTCTGCACGACCATACCGTTCCATAATAAACGGAATAATTTTAGAAGTATCAGCGTCATCAACGCTTGTATCTTCTGAATCTTCTAGGACGATTGCATCGTCTTCAATAAAGACATCACTATCTTCTGCCATTTACTTTTCCTTACTAATAGCCAAATGTGCTATCTGCTACTCTCATTCCTGTAGACGGAGTTCCATGAGAATCAAAATCAAAAACACTAAAACGTGGTCGTGACATTATACCGTACCGTAAAGCATCATACAAGTGATCTTCTGATAGTGTATCAATATCTTCTGGATTCTTTTTATCTATGGGCAGTGCGGGTAACTGCGCAACTGTATTTGTACAAGTATTAAAAAATATTAATCTAGGTTCTTCAGTAAACTCGTCTACCTGTAACCGTCTGTGTATTTCGTTCTTACCTGCTACACGTGAACCTCTTGAACGATCTGATGGCCTCCAACGACAACCACGCATAATCATTTGTTCAGCTAGGCTAGGACCAGTGTCACCTCGTTTGTGCCACAGTGAACTATCAAGAACACCATACTTAATGTTACCATCTTCAGCTTCTAACTGCAATACCATATCTGCAAGATCAGTAGCTAAAACTTTACTGACGTAGAGTTCTCTATATACGATAAGTTGCTCACTAGGCGATATGGCAAACCAAAGCACAGCACTGTAAGAACCGTAGCCGTAATCACATGCTCTAAACTTAACCCAATTACTAGGGATATTAAAAGGCTCAACGACATGTACTCTCCTGTCAAACTCAGTAAAGGCTGCACCTTCTTTTATGTCCCAGTCACCTTCTAACAACTGTCTACGTTGCTGTTCGGGTAGTGACAATAGCATAGCTTCATAGTCGCCTTGCTCTGCCAAGTATGGGTTATCTTTTAATCTGGCAGGTATAAACCTACGTTTGAATAGTGCCTTACCAGCTTTTTCGTGTCCTGCTGGGTAACGTAATGTTTCACCTGTTTCAATGTCAGTAGCTTCAAATGCTTTACCTGCAGGTGCAGGATCAATAAACATTTTCTTAACCCAATGATGGCCTCTACCTCCTGGGTTGGTAGTAGCTCTCATATACACAGGTAGATCAGGTGCAGTAGACCGTAGACGAGAACGCATGTAGTTCCATGCAAATGGAGTGGGCCATTGTGTAAGTTCGTCAAAGCCTATCCAGCTAAATGCTAGACCTTGGTAACGCAGAACGTCATCTTCCTTGTCTAGGTAGGACATCCACAACCTCGCACCAGAGGGCGCAGTCCACTGCATCTTTCGTTCTGACCACTTAATTCCAGGCCATATCTTAGGATACATCTCTTGTGATTTAAAGATAAGTTCCCGTAATTCTTCTGTAGTATGGCGAAGTAGCAATCCTGAGAAACTAGGGTGTCCCATAAAACGTAGAGGGTCAGCTAACATAGCGTATGATTTACCGCCACCTGCACTGCCGCCATATAGTACTTCTCGTTCACCTGCAGCTAGGAAGTCTGTCTGGGGGCCAGCATTAGGTTTAAAGATTACATTGTGTTGCTGCTCAATCGGAATCTCTTCCACTGTAGTAGCAATAGCTGGTGCACTAGGCTTCTGCTGTTGTTGAGTCTTCTTGGTCGCTGCTTTGCGCTTTTGCACCGAGGCGTTTCTGGTCGAGTTCCTCCGCTTTGGCGATTGCCTTTTTCGCATAGTCTGCCCATCTGCGTAGGCTTCCAGCTTTGTTTTTTCTTCTTCGTTCATTGTCTAACCGCTTCTTCAAACCTACGTGAGATATTTCCCTACCTGTATTCCGTGTAAGCCAATTGGCTACTTCACGATACGAATATTGTTTTAGATATTGACTAGCTTTCTCTAGCATATCTAATTGGTATTCGTTGGGCAACAGTACGTCTGGATCGTCGGGGTCTATGTCGTACCCAAAGGGTATGGTACGTGATATACGTGGGATTGGCACCCACTCGTTATTTTCTTTTATGTCAGTTGGTTGGGGTAACTTCCATTGCTTTAATGGTTTAGTCATCATCATCCATTTGTTTAGGAGGCATAAGCATAACGCCACCCTTAGCTTCTACTTGCATCTTCTCAGTTTTAACTAGACCTGTACGATCAAGTAGTTCTTTGGCAGCTTGCATTTTATCACGAATGCCTAGTTCAGTTGGGTCATACAAAGCACCAACCATAGCCATTGCAGCTTTGGGTGCGTTGCGTGACATAAACAACTGTGTGGCATCAATGATTTCTTCTTTTAAGCTAGAGACAACCTGTGTTGTAGAAGTTGTATCTGAATAGCCAGCGAGTTTCTTAGCTGTAAGAACATCTCCTCCTGCCTCGTCAAAGAGGACAGCTAAAAACTTTTGTTGTTGTTCAGTTAACTCACGAGCCATTGTACTTCCTTATTATACCATCAATTCAAAGTGAGGACCATCAATAAATGGACGTTTTCCCTGTGATCGACGTAGGTCAACGTATTCATTCATAGCGTCTTCCATTGTGCCTACATACTCAGTAATATTTCCTACTGACCACGCTGCACCCCATTTAATCTTACAGCCTATTTCACCCGCAGCTTCTGCCATAGCATCTGCAATGTTATCGTAAACATTGATTTCCCAAACTACATCTGAACCATCATAAGCTACTAGGTCTACGGCATGTGAGTACCCATCACCTTGAATTAAGTGGCGAGAGTTCATAGTTTGTGAACGTCCTGATGCATATAGTTTCTTTTGTTCGTCTAGGGTACGTACACCGTAAGTAACACCAAAGTCTACAGTAGTTAATTCAATAGCACGTTTGACTGTATCTACCATGTCTGGGTGAACACCCTCAAGTTTTTTTAGTGATCTATTGCTTAATTTAAACGCCATCATTTTTCCTATTTTTAAATGGTAAGGCTATTATATTGTATAATCCTTGACCTATCTGTGTGGGAGTAGGTAACAGCCATCCTAGTATTAATAATAACATTACCCATATTGGAATGTTAGTATTTTTAATTGTCAGCTTATCTATAGACTGAGCTTCTACTTCTTTATTCTCAGTTACAATGTCTCTGCCAGCTTCCTGTTTAGTTTGCTGGGCTACAACTTGCTGAGTATTCTCTTTACCTATTTGTGCATTAGAGTTTACTGTAGGTCCACCACCACCTCCAAAGAAGGGTAGACTAGTTAAACCACAACTAGATAATAATAGGATCAGGCATAGGCTACTTAGATGGCGGTACATTATTCTTAGCACCCATACTAGTAAAACCAAAGTATGCAGCCGTTACACCTGATACAGCTACAACATATACTGCAGCAATATCAGTTAAAAGATTAGCAGCTTCAGACAATCCTATGAATGAAGCTAATACAATAAGTAATGGATATGCTAACATACCTGACAAAGCAAACCAAGTCATTTTTAATTGAGCGTCACGTTTGTGATCTTCATCTTCCATGCGACGACGACGATCCTCTAACATGATCTCACGTTCATCTTGATCTAGTGTGCCATTGCCGTTTAGGTCATAGTCTTCAACCATTACGTCCTCCGAAACCTTGCAGCCGTTTTAGCTGCAGCTTTAGGCTGTTGAGAGTATTGTTTACCTGCTGCTGTATCTTTTCTTTTCTGTGCAGTACTAGCTGCATATTGAGAAGAAGACATAGCTTTAAGTGCTGCTTTAGGGAGATAACGCTCTCCCGTAGCATTTGGACCTTGTGTTGATGGTTTACCACTTTTAGTTCCCCACTGCTGTCGTGTCCATTTATTAAGACTTTTCTGTGGTGCCTTTAAACTCATGTTTTGTATCCACCACCTGCAGCTTCATATTCTTTGGCAAGTAGCTGGGCTTTACGTGCAGACCACTGCCCAGCTTTACCGCCTCTTGTACCTGCTTTAATCTTTTTAAACAGACGTTCACGCAACGCTGGTTTTGTGTAGTTTCCAGCCGAATTTACGGTACTCTTCTTCTTTTTGGGCTTGGGGGATTTCCGTGGTGCTCTCATCGTATACTACTCTCCGAATGTCTCCACGCCCAATTCCGATGTCATTTAGTTCACGATCTGTCATTGCAGATAGTTGCATCATAGCAATACGACGATTCGCTTCAGCTTGACGTGCTTCAATAAATTTAATAAATAGTTTCTTAAACCATTCTTTTGTCATTTTAACTTCTCCTATATGTTAACGCTACACTATTGTAGCTATGGAGATAGTTATATCATAGATACTTACCTAATAGTACCTACATAATTTGCATACCCGTTAGTTAAGTATATCATACTAACCTACAGGTATAAACGTTTCAGTTACAGTAACAATACTATCAATGTGTCCTGCAGCAGTGGGTTGTACCTGTATCTTATCACCTGCTTGTAGAACAAGATCAATATCAGCAAACTCGTGGTAGCCATTACCAGCTAAACTCTTATCATTTAGAAAATGTGAAGTATAAGCATCTGCAGCTACGTACCACTGAATAGTAACACTGTTAGTTGCACCACCGCCATTAGCCACAAGGATATAGGTAACTTCAGCTACGCAATTAGCGGGGCATGTATATACGTCTTCTACTGTAGTGCCACTATTGTGACCGTATACAGAACGTCTACGTGCTGGTTTACCTTGGCTGCTTAAAGTCATTACTTCGTTGTTTTCTTCTTAGACTTAACGACCCATGCTTCGTTAACTTCAGTGTTAGGGTCATCAGCAATGAAATGACCATTCTTATCACGAGCACGTTCCATTACAAGTTCAGTAGCAGCTTCAGCTACCTTTTTAACTTTCTTAACTGCCTTTTTAATTACAGTAGGTTTATTACGTAGAATATCTTGAATTTGAGAATCAGATACAAATGTACCACCATATGGGTCTTTACCAGCTAGAACATCACCACGTTTAGTAGTGATAGTGTCTGGCGTTACAATGTAACCACACTTCTCAAGTTCATCTTTCCAATCTAAAAAATTCATTTCTTTTTAGTCTTTCCTAAACACTTACCTGCAGCCAAGCAATTGCCACGAGTAGTGCATCCTTCACAAGTCTTCATGCCGAGTCTCCTTCTACTTTGTGGCAGTGAGGGGTAGCATAAGCACCCCCCTGTCGTATATTAGTTGCTATCTGTTCAGCTTCCTTCAAACAAGACTCTTCACTATAGAAGGGTTCAGGTTTAGCTATGATCTTACAGGACAATGCCATAGGATCAAAACAGACTAGCAATATACCAATCCACACAGTATTACTTCTTCTTAGAGTAGCCGCCTTTAGCAGCTCTCATCATACTAGCTTTTTTACCTTTAGCTTTTGGTTTTTTAGGACCACTATTATTGTGCATAGTAAGAAGTTCACGTAGAGGAACACCTAGCTTGTCAGCTTCTTTTTTCATAGCCTTCAACCAAGCTGGTTCAGGAGAACCTCCACCTTTCAGTTTAATTGCGCCACCCTTGGCTTTTTCTTGTGGGCGTAGCTTAGGTTTAGGTGAAGTACCACGAGTGTTATTACCTTTCATGTTACCTGTGCTTGCCAGCTTACGCATTTCTTTTTCAATAGCAGCTTGAATCTTAGCTCGTTGTGCTTCAGTCTCAGCTTTACGTTTAGCTGCACGTAGTTCTTGTAATGACATGTTAGATAATGCAGCCATTGTAATACCTGTAGCTGCTGTACCTACTGCTGCACCTTCAACACGACCTGTACGTGTACCAATGCGACGACCACCGCCAAATGCACGTTGTGCTGGTGTGGATGGTTTTTTATCTATCTTTTTTACTCTTCGTGCAGCTTTTGCTGCTCGTGCTGCGCTTAGTGGATTTGCCATTACTTAAACATGCCTCCCTTGCGATAATCATAAGAACCTTTACGTGATGGCATACCGCCCATGTTGAATCCCATGACGCCACCTTTAGCACGACCACGTGCTTTCTTACGTGCTGCTGCCGCTGCTTCATCTTCAGCTTTAAGTTTAGCTGCAATTTCTTCTTTTGTCATATCTGACAGACGTGGTTCAACACGTTCCTTTTCAGCCATAGAATCTTTAGATGGATCATAGCCTTTAAACTTTTTCTTGTTAGCTGCTGCTTGATCTAGTGAACGACCTGCTGCAGATGCCTCTGCTTTCATTTCAGCTTTAACATCTTTAAGCTGGTTTTTCAGTCCAGCTAGTTCTTCTTTTTGTTTGGCTGTCAGCTTTTTTGCTCTCAGCAATTTACGAATTTTATTTTCTAAATTTGTTTGTACTGTAGCAAGGCTACGAGCAGTCATTGTAGTTGCCTTACGTGTAATGCTCGAAGTTGGCCCAGTAAGATTAAGTTTTGCCATTGGTATCTCTCCTATTTACCATTTAACTTTATGACTCCAGTACCGAGCAGATAAAATGTCTGGGCTTGAGTCTTGTGCGTTGTGTCTTGCGTAGTAAGATTTTTTACGTGCTTTATCTTTAGCTGATGTAGGGTTCTTACCTGCCCCCTTCACGCCTTGTTGTCCAAAACGAATTAGCTTAATTGTGTCACCCTTCTTAGCTAGAACTGCGTGTGACTTCTTAGGATGTTTAGGAGTACGCTTGGGTTTATTATAACCTGCGAAGGTTTCTCCTCTATACGTAATACTCATTCTTCTTCTGATCCATCTGTCCAGCCTTCCATACGCATAGCCCACTCAACATGCTCTAACGTAAAAGACCTCCCATAATGGTTCTGTACGGCTTCTCGTACATAGAATACATCACTATGGGGAATATGCAAATTACTTATAGTTCCATTTGCAAGATTCAAATAGAACTCTTCCAAAACATTATCTGTATATAGTTTTACTGATTTTCTAGGCATTGTCAACACTTAATTAAATTTATTACAAATCCCTCGCCTAACGGCGGTTACTTACCTGATACACTGTACGTGTTTACTAAAGTGTAATTATAGTTAGTGTATATTATAACTTATACTGTAAGATCATTACAAGTGTTACATTGTACATGTAATCACTTTAAGTGTCATCCTACTTAACTACTAACGTAGTTTTACACATTATGTGTACCCTCGTCAAGACTAAATCGTAATTGTTACAAATAAAGTGATACTGTAACAAACCGTTACCTAATGTTACATCACAGTATGTTACAAAGCTGTAACAAGATATGTGTAAACCACTATATATGTAATGTGGTTAACAGTCCATTTTTCCTGATCTGTGTATTTGTACATACATATTAACGTACACCCCCCGCATGGCCCCTGCCTACCCCGCCTTCACTGCGCAATTGCACGTA